AGGAGGCACTATCCGTGACGCATTGATGCCTTTACCTTATAAAGAGCCTAGTAATGTGTTAAGTCAGCTATTAGGTGTAATAATTGACTCTGGTAGACGTTTTGCTAGCATAGCAGACATGCAAGTAGGTGATATAGGTAGTCAACAACTACCAGTAGGCACCACTGTAGCCATGTTAGAACGTGGTACTAAAGTTATGTCGGCTATACACAAGCGTTTACACTACGCTCAAAAGAAAGAGTTTAATTTATTAGCTGGTATTTTTAGTAAAAGCTTACCACCTACATACCCTTACGATGTACCAGGAGCAACTAGGGAAATAAAAGTAACAGACTTTGACGACAGAGTAGATATATTACCTGTTAGTGACCCTAACATATTTAGTATGGCACAAAGAGTAATGTTAGCTCAACAGGAACTACAGATGGCACAGGCAGCACCACAAATACACGATTTACGTGAAGCCTATAAACGTATGTACGAAGCCTTAGAGGTGAAAAACATAGATTTAATTTTACCCCCAGTTCAAGAGATACCGCCTCGTGACCCTATTAGCGAACAACAAGCAGCAATGACTGGTCAACCTATTAAAGCTTTTGAGTTTCAAAACCATGAAGCCTATATAACTGCACACAGTGCTTTTTTACAGAACCCTGCTGTAGGTCAAAATCAAGTTGCACAACTAGCTATAAGTTCTAATATACAAGAGCATCAAGCTATGTTATACAAAATACAAATAGAACAAGTGCTAGGTCAACAACTACCAGAACTTGGCAATGATATTCCCCCACAAGTGATGAATGAACTAGCACTTCTAGCAGCAACACAGGTGGTTACAGGTCAAGCCCAAGCTATAGCACAGGCACAAGCTAACGCTCAAACTAATCCTATAGTTGAACTAAAACAACAAGAATTAGCACTTAAAGCACAATCAGATGCCTTAAAATCTCAAGTAGATTTAGCTAAAATAGAATCTAATGAAGCTATAGCTGAAATGAAAATAGCTCAAGATAGAGAAGAATCACTTATAAAAGAAAAAGAAAGTATACGTAAATCTTACTCTGAACTATTAAAAGATGTAAGAAGTTCTGATACAATTAATAGAGGAAATTAAAATGCCAGGAATGAATAAAAAATCAATGATGGATAAAATGATGGGCATGTTGCCAGGCAATGCTATGAGGCGGAGAATGATGCATGGCGGTGAAGTCCATACAGATGAAACGCTGGGAGGCGATAGTAAAATGAAAAAGAAAGCGAAAAAAAGAGGAATGCAACGTGGTGGCGGAGCTATGAAAGATAAGCCTATGGCTATGAAACGTGGCGGAGCAGGTAAAAAGAAAAAATCAAAAAAGCGAGGTTAGCATGAAAGAAGTTAAAGTAAGCACACCTAAAAGAATTGATTTAAATAAAAAGCCTATAAAAACTGTAGACATACTTTATAAAAAAGTATTTGGTTTAGGTAAAGTCAAAACACAAGGTACTGGTGCTGCCACTCAAGGCATTAGGCACAATGCTGATTGGAGTGGTAAAGAGTAATGCCTTTATCACCCAAACAAAAAAAGTTAGCTGCAGTCGAACCACCACGCAACAAGATCACTGGTGCAGATTTAAAAGCACTAGGGTCTGGTAGAAAAGAGATGGGTCACGGTGGTGAACCTAATTCTGTTATGTGTAAAGGTCAAGGTATAGCTAAAAAGAAAAAAGTTACTAAACTTTTATAATGGCAGAATACGCTGGTAAAAAGGTTAAGCTCAACACACCAAGAGCATTGCGTAAAGGCGAGACTGGTTATGGTAAAAAACGTAAAGTAGTCTTTGTCAAAAACCCCAGCACAGGTAGAGTTAAAAAAATTACTTTTGGTGATGCTAAATTAGGCATGCATAAAAATAATAAAGCACGAAAAAAATCTTATTGTGCACGTAGTGCTGGTATAAAAAGCGACAGGTGTAGTGCCAACTATTGGGCAAGAAGAGACTGGGACTGTTAAGTGGACGGATTATACATAGTAGAGAAAACATTACGAGAACTACGCCAAAGGCAAGAAGAGCTTACGGAAGTTTTAAAAACTGGTGGCGTGCAAGATTGGGAGGGGTATCAAAGAATTTTAGGTGAGCTGTCAGGTCTTAGCTCAGCTGAAAGAACAATCATAGACCTGCAAAATATAAAGGAGCAAAATGATGGAATCTGAAGCTAAAAAAGGTACACCTATACCTGATCATGTAGAAAAGGTACGGGAACTAAAAAGTGAAGAGAAACCAGTTCAGGAGTTTACACCTGAATCAGTACAAGAAGACGAATCTCTTATGGAGAAATTACCTGAACCAACAGGGTACAGATTATTAATCTTACCTTTTACACAAAAGGCAGTAACTAAAGGTGGTATACACTTAGCTGAGTCTTATGTAGAAAAAGAAAGATTAGGTACTAATGTGGGTTTCGTAGTATCATTGGGACCAGATGCTTACAAAGATAAGAACAAGTTCCCAAATGGTGCTTGGTGCCAAGCAAGAGATTGGGTTATTTTTGGAAGGTACGCAGGAGCTAGAATCAAAATTGATGGTGGCGACTTGCGGTTAATAAACGATGATGAAATACTAGCTGTGGTGAATAACCCAGAAGATGTAGAGTAACACGCAACAGGAGAGAAACATGGCAGAATCCATGCAACAAGTAGAAGAAGCTGTTGAAGAAACAGTAGAAGTTGAACTAGAAGAGGCAACAACTGAACAAGCTACTCCGCTTGAAGAAGTAGAAGCCCAACCTACAGAGACTCAAACAGAACCTGAGAAGGATGTATCTGACGAAGAAGAAATAGCTGAATATAGTGAATCAGTAAAGAAAAGAATTAACAAACTAACCTATAAAATAAGAGAAGCAGAAAGAAGGGAACAAGCAGCAATAGAATACGCTAAAGGTGTTCAGGAAAAACTCAACACAACTCAAGCAAATCTTTCACAAAAAGACCAAAATCTTTATGATGAATATTCAGCTAGAGTTGACACACAGTTACAATCAGCAGAAGAACGCTATAAACAAGCACACGACATAGGCGACACAGACGCTATGTTGAACGCTCAAAAAGAAATAGCAAAGCTGGCTGTAGAGCAAGAAAGTTTAACAAGAGTTAAACCAGAACCTCAAGAAGCACCTGTAGAAGTTCCACAAGTAGATCAACAAGCTCAGCAGCAAGTTCAACAAG